CCGGCGAGGACCAGGGTCTCTCGGCCGGTGAAGCGGTCGCGGGTGATCGTGCCCTGCAGGGGCCCCTGCGGGGCACGCACGGCGGAGCGGATGACGTACGTCAGGATCGCCCGGTAGGCCTCGCCCCACAGCGACTGCCGCTGCTGCATCGCGAGCCTGGTCGGCTGGTTGAGGGTCTCGGCGACGGCGCGCGCCCCGGTCTGCCCCGGGTCGGCCAGCAGGGTCGTGACCGGGACGTCGAGGGCTGCGGCGATCATCGCGGCCAGCGGGCGCCCGGACTCGGAGTCGATCGTGGCCCCGGACTTCGGGATGGCTTCGAGCGTCGAGTCCTCGGGCAGGGTCACGGTCGCACCCACGCTGTTCGGGTTCCCGTCCGGGCCGGAGGCCGCGGGGCGGCGCGTGAGGCGCTCGCGCAGCCGCTGGGCCTTCGAGCCCTTCGTGGTCGCCCGCCACGCGAACTGGCTCAGGCTCTTGACGAGGACGGCCCAGTCGATCAGGAAGTCCCGGTACAGCCGGAGGTCGACCAGGGCCGCGTAGGCGTCCCCGATGCCGAACTTCCACCCGTCCAGGCGGTTCACGGACACGTGGTAGACCGGGGCGTCCCACATGACCGGGGCACCGTTGATCGACTTCACGCGCTGGCGCGGCCGGTACGTGATCGCCGGGTAGTACGCGACCCGCTGCACGGTCCGGGTGGACGCGGTCGCGACGTCGACGGTCGTCTCGACCCACTGCCGCAGGTAGAACCAGGGGTCGTCGGCGTCGTCCGGGTTGGTGATGACGTCCTGGATCTCGTCGAACCGGATGCTGCGGACCTGCACGAAGCCCGTCAGGGGCGACGTGAAGCATGCGACGAAGACGTTCCCGTCGGTGCCGAGCGCCCGCTCCAGCTCCTCCTGCGCCTGGTCCCCGGTGAACGCCGCCCGGTTGCCCTCGTCGTCGAGGAACGCCTGCACGACCGAGTTCACGTCCTGCTGCCCGGCCGGGCCGTCACCGGTCGAACGCGCCTGGATCTGCACGCCCTGACCCCAGATGTACGCCTGCCGGACCCCGAGTCCGCGCTTCAGCAGCGGGTGCATCACGGCCATCGCCCGGGCGATCTCCGCCGACCGCTGCAGCCCCGCCCGAGAGAACTCCGTGGCGGCCTGGATGGTCAGGCGCTGCCAGCCGGAGTCCTCCATCGCGAGCTCGGCGTCGACGAGCGACTCCCGCATGATCTCCATGGACGCCTCGGCCTGATCCGCGCGCGCCACCGCCTGGGCGACCGCTGGGGAGGAGGACTCGCGGACACCGAGCCAGGAGAGCATGCCCACGCCGGTCACCTCCAGGTCAGTAGCCGGCGGACGCCCACGAACGGGGGTTGTCGTCGAGGAAGTCGTCGCCGTCCACGTGGTCGTCCTCGTCGGACCACAGGGGCATGAGCAGCAGCCGGTTCACGGCCTGCGACAGCGCGTCGATCGTGTCGTCGTGCGCGCCGTTCGGGAACGCCCGCGCCTCTTCGAGGAGTTCCTCGACGTTCGGGAGGAGCGCGGCGTCCGGGAGGTACACGTTCAGGGAGTGCACGAACGGGGAGATCGCCGCGGCCCGCGCGTACTTGGAACCCTCGGGCTCGATCGGGATGAGGCCCGGGATCTGCCGGGACAGGGCGTTGATGACCGCGGGGCCGTTGGCCTTGTCCTCGACGAACTTCGCGGCCGCCTGCGGCCACTTCGCGGTGAGCCCGCGGATCGCGTCCAGGGTCGCGGTGAAGCTGAGGCGTGCGCGGACCTGGTCGACGAGGTAGACGTCGGCGCCGATCCGGAGCCACACCTGACCGACGACGTAGTCGCTGGACTTGGTGTCCTTGAACGCGAGGTCGTACGAGTGCACGAGCTCGAAGTTGTTGCCCGGGATCCACCGGGACCCGTCGGCGCGCTCTGTCCACAACGGCTGGCTGTACCTGGCCCACGTCTCGGGGAACAGGTCGCCGGCGAGCGGGGAGGGGCGGCCCTGGTAGAGCGCCGCCCACGTGCGGGGACCGGCCTGGGCCTTGCGGCGCTCCCACTGTGCGAGCGACCGCGGCTTCATCTCGCCGGTCTTCTTGTCCTTGAACGTGCGCGCCGACAGCATGAACTCGCCGGGTTCGCGGCCGAGGATGTCGGTCTGGCCCTTCTCGGGGGAGTGATCGGCCTGGGCGGGGATGTTCACGACCCGCCACAGGTGGCCGTCCTCCTCAGCCAGGAGCCGCCCGGCGAGGTCGTCGTGGTGCCACCGGGTGAGGATCAGGATGACCGGGGCGCCGGGCGCGAGACGCGCGCTAGCGACGTCGGTCCACCAGTCCCACACCCGGTCTCGGAAGATCTCGGAGTCGGCCTCGACGCGGTCCTTGAGCGGGTCGTCGATCAGCAGGATGTCCGCGGGCCGGGACGTGAACTGGCCGGCGATGCCCGCGGCGTAGATCCCGCCCTGGTGCTCGGCGATCTGGAACTCGTTCTGCGCGGCGACATCGTCGGCGATGCGGATGCTCAGCTCGGCGGCGTGCCCGGTGATCTCGTTGCGGACGAGGCGGCCCATGCGGCGGGCGACGGTGGCGCCGAACGACGCGATGACGATGCGGCGGTCGGGGTCGTCCTCTAGGAGCCACGTCGGCGCCCACTTCGTCGTGAGCGTCGACTTGCCCTCCTGCGGGGGCATCGACACGATCAGCCGGCCGTCGGGGGTGTTCAGGGTCTCGACGAGCGCCGCGTTGATGACGTCGATCGCAGGCGTGCGTCGGAACTTCCCGTCGAGCGCGACGGCCATGTCCGCCGGCGACGGCCAGCGGGGCGCCGGCGGGGGCTCGAACTGGCGGGCCGCGTGCTCCAGGAATGCGAGCGTCAACGCGCTCACCTGCCTCGCACGGGTCTAGCGGGTCGAGGTCGGTGGTCGCTACGGTCAGCGCATCCGCCTCGCAACGGAGCGGGGTCACGCAGGGGAGTGACTGATGGCGAAGCTCGAGATCTACCGCCGCGCCGACCGGAAGTGGGCCTGGCGCCTCAAGGCCGACAACGGGTTCATCGTCGCCACGGACGGCGGTCAGGGGTACGAGGACAAGAGCACCTGCAAGCAGTACGGGGTCGCGGTGACGACCGGCGCCTACAGGGATGCGCAGGTCGTCGAGGAGGTCTGACCCCCTCAGGCCCGCCGGCGGGCTTCCTGGGCGCGGTCGTTGTTCTCGCACGCCCGGGCGGCCGTCGGCGTGCCGTAGATCCGGCGGCAGGCGACGCACCGCAGGTCGATCCGCAGGCAGTTGAGGCAGACCGCGCCCTTGGGGTGGAAGGCAGGCAGGTCGCAGTGCGTGCAGCGGCCGTGCTCGTCCCGGTTGGCGCCGCAGTAGCAGGGCCGGGTGAGGAGCGGCGGCAGCGGCATGGTCACGCCTTCCGTGGTGGTGGTGGCTGGGCCCGCCCGGGCAGGTCTCGTCGGCGCGTGTTGTCGCTCAGCGGCGTCCTCGTGGGCAGCACCCGATTCCCGGCGGGTCTGGCGGCGGAGGCGGCTTGCGGCTGGCGATCCGGTGTGTGTGCCGGGTGCACTGCGCCGGGCGGGGGAACGTGATCAGTCGCGGAGGTTCGCCAGGAACTCGTCGACCGAGAGCCCGTAAGCACGGGCGAGGAACGGCACCATCTCGTGGAGCATCGCGAGAGAGGCTGTCGCGATGCGGGTCATGGCGTTCGATGGGTCTGCGGCCGCCATCGGCATGGCTGCGAGGTCCATGTGCATCTTGCGACTCTCGGCGTCGCCGCCGCTGAGGCTGGCACTCAGCAGTTCGAGCACGACCTCGCGGGCTTCGGGATCCTGGTCCATCCGACCAGGGTCCCACCGTTCATGACGAAGGCCCGGCACCGCGTCTGCGGTCCGGGCCCTGGGCGTGCGTCATCCCCGAGAGGATTTCACGGGGACAGCATGCCATACGTCGGCGCACGGGCGCTACGACGCGCCACCAGCAGTGATCTGCATGACCTGCAAGACGAGCGCAGGGGAGGACGCCAGGAACCCCGTTGCTGTTGGCACTAGGAACGAGTCCCGGATCCTTTCCCATCGGGTTCGATCGTCGCCCGTGGCCTGAGCGGCTGCTGCCGACGCCGCAGCCCACGCCGCCTCCCAAGCCTCGTTTGCGGCCTCGGGGCTGATGTTCTCG